AAGTTACCATTCCGTTGTTTGCTGCTGTAGCCATTCCGGTTTTCATCCCAGCAGCCTGCATCCCTGCTTGAATATTGGCGTTATTGATATAATCGGCATTAGCGCCACCCTCGCGCTTACTCATTGCGACGAGTAGCTTGCGCATGATGTATGGGTTACTTACATCTATTTCTTGATCCTTGCCAACTCCAATATCCTGCGCCACGTAATTCGCGTAACCAACTGTATCATTTTCATTACTTGGTGCGTACTTGCTGACAATCTCGGAAACGGTATTGAGTCCACGTTTGTAGTAAGACATTAGCTGTTTTGACATGGCAGCGTAGCCACTGGCAACGTCATTGAATTTTGCGAATCCAGACTGGTCCTTGGTTGCTCCAGACTGACCAGCAAAGCGGAGGTTGCCAGGATTATTCAATCTTGCCGCAATCGTTCCACCCTTAGCTTCCGTTGTCGTGGACTCGGCGTATCCGCCAGAATCTTTCATTGCCGCGCGGATCTTTTCCTTTATTGCTTCTGGGGTTGACGGGTCGTCAAGGATTCGCTTGTTGATTTCATCCTGCTCACCGGTGTTCAGGCTGGATGAGTAAAAGATTGACCCTACCACACCAAGTCTAGCCAATAGCGCACCAACCCCACTCATTAATCCGCCACCAGCAGCACCGGCAGCTCCAGCTCCAGCGGCGCCAGCAGCGGTTTCAGCTGTGGTGCCAATCAATGCGAGTTTAGTGATAACCCCAGCCAATCCGGAAATAATGCCCGTGCCACCAACCAATCGAAGCACACCAAGCAAGCCGAGGATTTTGGTGCTCCATCCGTCAGTGGCTTTGTCTGCATCTTTCAGCCAATCAATAATAGTTGATACCGCTGGGATTGCTTTGTCTGCAAAGTCCGCGAATCCATTCATTGCTTTTTCGATGGCCGGGGCAAGCTTAATGATTAATGCGCGAGTGAGTGATTCGATATGCTGCTGGACGCGGATCCATTTCTGTTCCATGTCCATAGCGGCTTGAGCTTGCTTTTTAGTGTACCCCTGTTGGGCATCAACAAGCTTTTTCATCTGCGATGAGCCAGACAGAATAAGGTTAATGCTCCCCTCGTCAAGCCCCATCTGTTTCAGTATGCCATACGCCTGCGGGCGAGCGATGTGTTTTGACTCTATGGACTTACTGATATCACCAATGAATGTGCCGAAATCCTTCGCCTTACCTTGCGCGTCAGTCCAGCTAACTCCAAGCTGCTGCATAAATGGCAACCACTTAGATTGACCTGTCTGCGTGAAGTCGGTCATCTCAGCATTCATTTGCGCGGCGGACTGGATAAATCCTTGCTGCGTACCACCAACTAACTCAGACGCTCGAGAGAACTTGGATAGCATCTCGACGCTCATGCCTAGATTTTGAGACATGTTAGTTAGCGTCATGCCGGTCTTCATTACGCCAGATGCGAAATCAATCAGCCCTCGGCCAGCGGTTATCGCAGCAAAGAAAGCTACGGCTGCAGTTTTCAACCCAGTAAAGTATGAGGCCGCCTTTTTACCAGCCGCCTCAATGTCGCGTGAGTTTTTTTCGATGCCCTTCTTTAGTTTGTCCTGACCGGTTACAATCTCGCTCTGGGTTTTCTTGTATTCCTTTGCATCAAGGCCCAGCTTGACGATCAGTTCATCGATTACTGTTGACATTTTTGGGCCTCGTTTATTGAATTTACCAAGTGAATTTCATACAGATTATACAGGTCTTCGGAGCCATAGACACTTTGCAGCTCATGCAATGTCGCCAGTTTTGACGACACCACGGTTGCAATAATATCGGGAATGTTTGAATAGGACATGAACTTGCCTCCGCTTCCTCCACCCCGATATGACATCGGAATGTCTACTGGTCTCCGCCTGTAAAAAAACCAACGTGTAACTCAATCACTTCGGTGCGAAGTTTTAATCGTGTTGATAAATCTTCTATATCAGTAGAGAGTAATTTTCGAGTTTGCCCGCTTGGTATTTTCACCGACACACAAGACATCATTTCATCGAAAAGCGGTTTAACTTTTGATGGGTCAGCTTTTGCCAGCATCTTGATTCCGTTTGCGGCCATCTGTTGCAGTGGAGCGCCCATTAACAAATCAGCATCAGCACCAGCTACAGCCTGTAATGCACGAAACGCCCACCACTCAGCATCAGCGGCAGCCATTTCAGTAATAACGAAAACTTTCCCAGCATCTCGGCCGGATTCAATTGCAATTTCTTTAGTTTGACGAGCCATATTATTCCCCTTAATCAAAGGCATCAGGAAAGGCTAGAAATGATCGATGACATCACTTTCGGCTGGCCTGCCTATCTAGCCCAATTCGTTTAAGCGATTGGTACTGGTTTTACACTTTCAAATGTTACTTGAAAGGTGGATCCCTGCAAAGTACGCTGACCATCACCAAGTGGTTTTGCGCGAGTAATTAACCCTTTTGCGCAGGTGAATGATTTCCCGATGCCTGGCAATGTAAGGACCATGTTTACTCTGTACAGCGTTTTTTGTGCATCCTGCAAGGCAATGATGCTATCAAAAATATCGATGGATTCTGATGACCCGATGAATGAGAACACAACGGGGTATGGGCGAGGCACCCAGCCACCCGTTAAGTGACCGTCAGCCGTCATTACTGTCACCGCAGTTTCTACTTCATCAAACACCCACATAGCTTCCGCCATCCAGTCAGCCAGGGGTGTGGTTGCAAGTCCAAAGTCAGAAGATGAAATAACGGCTGTAGCGTCAGCCGATGTAATAGTACGAGCCATGTTTTATCTCCTATAGGACCGCAATTGAATCAATGGTGATCTGTTGGATCGCCCCACCATCTGTGTAATACAGATAAATAGGCGGTGATTGGCGATTCCCGCGGACCTGAGCAGTGGCGTCACCGATGTAAAGGTAATAGCCTTTCGAATTCAGGTCCGAACTCACATCGACACCGGTTGTTTGCATGATTGTTGCTTTCTGCGAATTACTCAGCGTTACACCTGAACGAATAGTCCCATTCAGCACACCTTCGTCGATTGGGTCTTGGCACCAAGCACGGATGTAGCTATAACCTTCCTGATTGTATGGAGCTGAGTTGATCGCCAGTAAGCCTTCAATTACGGCTAACTGCAACTGGGCATTCAGACGAATTTGATTGATGTACGTATCAGCCCAAGAGTAGATCGAGCCATCCATCTGGCCGTTGTACATGAAAGTATATTCGTTACCATCACCAGGGGCGGCGTAGAAGCCAAGGAATGAATACCCGTTGCTGATCAGTGCGTCATAAGCTGCCTGAGTACTAACCACAGCAGACGCCCCGGAGAATTCACGGAAAGCCAAAGTCATTCGACCATTGCGAGCGGACCAGTTAATTGACGCAGCCCAGGAACAAACGTATGCGGCATCAATGGCACGACTGTATACCGGAAGAGTGCCTTCATATGAATTGGCATCCACGATTTTACCAAAGCTTGCGGAGTTATCTGCGGTAAGCGCGGCAGAATCGGAATCCCAGGCAACATACATATAGCGTTTGTTTTGCGCTGATGTCCATGCAGCAAATAGAGTTTTATCCCCGATCACTGGCTCAAAGGTGGTCATAAATGTAGCCCAATTCAACGTTTGGGTTTTGATTCGAGCCATTGCAGATGATGGTGTGTCGATAGCGTAGCCGTTAGATACAACACCAGTGGACAAGCCCAGAGATACAGCAGGAGTTCCGGTTGCCAGAGTGATCGTTTTACCGCTACCAGTCGCTGTAGTGGTGATGACGAATTTGCTATAAGTCGCATCCCACGTACACGTAGCAACGGAACCAATCGCGAGAGTTGTCGTGATATAAGTGGCAGCATCCGTAAAGCTGGCAATCGCTGAGAAGTTCAACGCAGCAGAATAAACCGTGCCATTGATAGTTACGCTCATTGTTCCAGAAATGGCTTGCAGTGTAGCAATGGTCATCCCAGCGATTGATGTACCGCGCAGCCATGCAGCTGTAGCAGCTGATGCATATCCGGCGAAGTACAACTTGCTAGGCAATACAGTTGCATTATTTGGCCCAGTAAAGTACGCAGCAGCCAGCGCGTACTGAGTAGAGCTTGTTCCGTAGTATGCTCCGACATCATCAGAACTTGAAAATTGCAGAATGCTGGATAGCGGCGTTTTGGCATCGTTATCTAACATAATCGCATTCAAAGCCAGCGCATTCCCGCCCGTCCCAATGGACGAAGGGATAACGTTGACAATGTTGGAAATTGGGATTGATTGGGTCATTATCCAAAACTCCGCTAGTTGATGTAATCTGCAGCTATCGTATTGACGTCACCGCAAATATTAAATTGTTCATCTGTGATTGACACTACAGCATTATACTGTAGATGCACTGTCAGCGTCCATCGAGACACCCATTGCTTTTCCCCGCTGACAAATGGAGCTTGAACGCCATTATCGCAATCAAGCGGTGATGCAACTCCAGTCATTTGCTCCGATGTATAGCTTGATCGATACATTATTTTAAATGCTCGGCAATTATCCGCCGCATTGTCGCCGTAAAAATCTATCTGATAGGTGCCTTTTGTCGGCATGGCATAGTCAGTACTGAACACATAAGGCGTACCAGCAATAGCATTATGCGACTCCTTAGCCTTGCTGGTCATGTCCACTTGAAATAATGGCGTTATAACGGCACAGTTCCCAGTTGGCAATGCCACTTGATTAATCTGCGATATGACGATTTTCGGTGACGTTCCGTTTAGATCTATTTTGCATACCTTTGCGATAAAGTCAGCCAGGGCGACAGATACTTGATCCTGTGTAGCTACTGGACTCATGCTGATTCCCCCTGATACACAACAGCAACCTTAACCCAATCGCTCCAAGTCTCAAGCACTTTAAATACCAGCCAGTCTTTACCATTCACACTTAGAATGTCTCCACCCTTTCCGTCAGGTCGAACAACGCCAGCAAGAGCGCCATACAGGTAAGCGCCACGAATGGTGCCTTGCTGGTTGATATTGTCGATCTGCTTTAACTCATCACCATCCAGAGCCTGCAAGTCAGCAAACCCAGTTGTGACTGTGAACTTTGGCACCTGGATATAGTTAACGATGTCATAACCATTTGAGACTTTTATTGATGCTGGCAACATCGGATTGATATCACCAAGGCAGCTACTTGCTACACCAAATAAATCAATCACCGTCACCTCCCACGACATAATCCACACTATCTCGCATATGCCCTGTATCAATCAGCGGGTCATTGAACCCCTTCGCAGCGATAGTACTGGGCGCGTTTGCTGGCGTGCTAAATTGAACGATTTCATCTTGTAGCTGGCCTTTGATTGCTTCGCCCATCAGCCCAAGCGCTTTATCCGCATCTTCATTGTAATGCGACATGGCTTTAGCAAGCTGCCCGCCCCAAGTTCCGGAGTGCTTTGCGATCATGGAGCGAAAGAATGGTCTTGTTGGGATTGCGTCCGTGCCGAATTCATTCCAAAAAGCAACCTGAGAAACCGGAGTCCCGTCTGGGTATGTCGCGCCAGACAGAAATCCGACCTTTAATTTCTTGCCTTGTATCTTGTTCCCGATATCAGCAAGAACCTTCGCGAGTTTGTCACCACCAGATACGCTAGCCATTAGTAGCTCACATACGCGGGGCGATAAACAAAAGCGCGCAGGCTTCTGGTTGCTTGCAGGAACATTGCGCCGTATTGAGTTTGAGCAAACCATTGATGCGTTCCCGGTACAGCATATTCAAAGCTTGATGATACAGTCCCGCGTGATGCGCTAGATGTGCGTCCAACCGGGGCAGCGGAGCCGGTGGCACCAAGCACCCCAGTCAGCACAGCAATATGCGCAGTCAGCATCCAAAGCAGTGATTCGCGCTCCGTTAGATCAGCAACAACAGAATCGTCCTCGTTGTTCAGATACAACCCTGAGTCATTGAAGCAATACTGCAGAGTAGCGTTAGCCACATTTGCAAATGCCGGATATCTGAGTTTGAAGTTTGCTGCATTGAATGTGACTACTGACATAGTTAGTCCTTAGCTTTTACTTTTGAGTCCTGCAGAGTTTCGACACCTTCTTTGCTTTTTGGCAGTGGGTCAAAACCGGTCTTTTCATTTTGCAGCTCTTTGTTTTGAGCTTTGGCTGAGGACTGGTTTTTCTGAATGAATATAGCTCCAGACTTAACCATCGCTGAATCTTTGAATTCATCCAGCCAGGCGTTGATATAATCTTCATCGACTTCCGTGTATCCACACATGACTGGAGTCAGGTATAGATATCCGCCCATGTCTGCATTTTTACCAGCCAGACTCACAAATACCGGATTGCCACTTGCATCTTTAACTTCGAGTACCAGGCCATGTGGTAATCGACATCCAACTGTTACTGTTGCCATTTAATCTCTCCAATAAAAAGGGCGGTTCATCATGCCGCCCTGTCATTATCACATTTTATTTGCTTGAGTGCAAAACCGCTACACGCCTAACATCTGCTGGATTGCTGCTGGGCGATAAACGATTGAACCCCATGTGCCGCCTGATTTTTTCTGTTCGTAGTAGCTACCCATTGTTACCAGGGCAAATGAACGAGATTTTTCAGTGAAAGCACACTCAACAGTCTTCTGGCCTTCCACTTCATCAGCAATCAACTGAACCAATTCGCCAGATGCGGTGTTGTATTCTGGAACTGTGACAATCTGGAGATTAGGGAACAGTTTTTTGATCAACTCAGCAGCATTCAGTTCATAGATGTTGGTCGCGGTTGTGAATGCAGTATTCGCATTCTGGCTCATCACCAGTTTCAATGGTGAGTCATTATCCAGGATACCATTCAGATTTTTGTTCAGGTTATAGAACAATTTCTGGAAGTCAGCCAGGATTTCCAGTGGAGTCGCGTTGATTACGCCAGCGGAAGTGATCCACACGTTTGAGTTACCAGCGGCCTTGACAGTTGGAGTCTGGGCGGTTGGCAATGATGGGTCATTAGTCAGGCCGTAGTTTTGCAATCCACTCACGCCAAACAGGTAGGTCTTGTTCTGGTATTTGTTCATTGACAGAGCGGCAGCCATATTCTTCTGGCTAACCAAGTCCAGCTTCATCAAGCCATAGCGCTCAACTTCACGCACGCCGTACTGTACCATGATTTGGTAAGTATATGATTGGCGTTGTGGGTAGTTGGCGTTTACGTCTGAGCGGCCTTCATTGCTGAAATCGCCATAGCTGGAAACTTCGCCAGTGGCTTCAACCAAATTGAACATTGCGGTGTCAGTCAGCCAGTCACCCTTTTTGATTTCCCCACCAGCAACCATAGCCGCTTTCATTGGGGAGAAAAGAACGTTGATCACCTTAGGATCAACGAAAGTAGTCAGCATTGCTGGCACTGCAGCATTCGGTGATGTAAACAGAGTAGGCTGAGCATCCATTGCAACCTGAGCATTGCTTTTCATTGCTGGAGTCATCTCAATCGGAGTGACGCCGTTATAGATGACGCCCTTTTCCGCAACCAAGTCAAAATCAATCATGATGGTTCCTTACAGTTTATTGATTACAGTCAAGTCGCCGATAGCTGCTACTGTGCGCTTGATATAAAAATCAGTTTCGATATAACCGCTGATTGTTGCGCCAGCAGCACCAGGTTGGACGGAGCCGTCAGTCAGAGAGGCGAATGCCTTCTGCCCAAGGGTGGCCGCGGCGACAGTTGACTTAACCAAAATTGACGCATTGGATGTCAGTGTTACTGGGAATCCTTTAGGAATGATATTGCCAGCTTCTGATAAATAAGTCGTGTTCAGCGCCTGCATGTTACGGACAATGAAGCCATTAGGCTTACCAGTGCCGGACGTCAGAACAGATACACCATCAGATTGAATCCAACCAAAACGGCCGACTGTTGCGCCACCTGTGCCCGCGGTAAAACCGCCTTCTGGCGCTGCGTGAGATACGACTACATTGGTGCTAGCCAGTGAACCATCAACCCCAATAGACGGGGTGATTGATACAGATGTTTGAAAACCCATTTTTTAACTCCTATTCGCAGAAACGTTTGAGTGCTGGGATTGCAGTGAAAGTGCTTTCACCGGAGTCAGCAGCCATTGGGCGTTTAGCTTTTGGAGCTGCGGCCTTGGCTTTCAACATGTTGTTAAAAAGAATACCCAAACCAGCATCAGGCATACCGTCATATGCAACGCCCATTTGTTTGAGTGCAAATTTGTATACGTCAGCAGCTGAATCCATCGCCACCTGGATTTCACCAACAACAGGACGCACTTCACGTTTGGCTGAATCCATTGCTACGATGTGAGCCATGATTTCAGCACGCATAGCATCCTGAGCAGCCTTAGCTTCCTGTTTCTTTTCAGCCTCAGTTTCTTCTTCATCTTCGGCTTTAACTTCCGGTTTGTTTTCTGTCACTTCTGTATCTTTTGCTGGGTCGCCTTTTTTGTCTTTATCTTCTTCCTCGTCTTTGGCCTTTTCTTTATCTGGCTCAACGGCGTCAGGTTCTTTTTCAGCCATTGCTTCATCAAAAGCCAATGAGAATTTCTCAGGGGTGATACCTGAGTCCATAGCAGCAAGCTTTTTAGCGAGCGCTTCTTTCAGTGCGGTTGCCTTCATTAGATCGATTTCCCCTTCGAATGGATTTGAGTCTGCAACTAAAACATCATGCCCGGTTCTTCCAATCTCAACAAGAGCGAGATGATTTCCCCGGATATTGCGCATTATACCGTCATATGCCATGCCTTCGAAAGTGCCGGGGGTCATATCGGGTTCATAATAATATGACGGTGACAATTCCCGCACTGCGTTGGCTTCAATTAACTTAACTGCATCTCCCCGCCAGAACGATAAATCGGCATCCAGATACGGATACACGAAACTTACATTCGAGCCGATTGAGCCAATAACATGCTCTTTCTGGAAGTTGTCCGCGTCAGTGGCGATATGCTTCATTAAGATTGGCATATTCTTGAACGTGTCGGCGGCTTTCTTTAGCTCATCTGGATGACGGAGCAAGTTATATACTTTGTTTGGATCTAACCCCAGCTCCTCGAAATTCGGTATTTCCTTGCCGATATATGGATTTACTGTGGCTTTACTGATGTGACTGCGATTGACAAATAAATTGCCGTTTTCGTCTTTGTAACGATTGGCTTGGTCAAACGCAATTAGATTAGGCATATCACCTCCGCGGCTTAATGTCACTATGATAAACGTTTATCGTTTTGATTACAATTTTTGCTAGAATGGCAACACGGGAACGCTGTAGCATCGGCATCTCGGTAACTCGCCAGGCTGAATGAATTCTCCATCAATCATGCACCCCTCGGCTACATTGAACTTACGCCCATCAGCGTGCACGTGTGACTCTCTCGGCTCCTTGCCTGCGTGTGAGTGTCGCCATATGGCCTCTGTTATCCCCAGTTCCTCACGCCTCACACGGTTAAATTGAGCCGTCATTTTATTGTTTTGATCTTGAGCTATGAATGCGGCTCGACGCTTAGTGACACCGAATCTATTCGCCAGTTCCTCGGTTGCATAGTGCAAGTCACGGCCACGCGATATTGATTCCTGAATGACATCCCGGACCTGAGATAAATGCTTTGCCGGGATAGACTTGATTAGACCAACGTTATCAGTGATCACCTCATCCATCACCGCTCTCATCGGTATCGTCATTTTAAAATCAACGGTCCATCCTGCATCCTTTAGTGCTGCAGCGAATGATTGTGACGCATACCGCTGACCACTTGATACGAAATTAGTCGCCATCTTTTCAGCGAGCTTATCGAACTTAACTTGCCATTCATCACCAACAGACTGCATCACTATATCCAATTCATCGGTATGGTATGCAGCCAGCACGCGCTTATTTAAATCCGCGTTCATGTTAGTGATTATCTCATTCAGTTTTTTGCGATAGGAGACCTCGATACCCTTGTTGGGCAGTGTGGGTCTCGTCGTCTTAATTTTCTTCATCTTTCACATCACCCTCGTATCCGTCATCTGGAATTTCGTCGATGTCGATATTATCCCACGCCGTATCCGGATCGTTCGCCAGGCGTCCACGCGCTTCTTCTGCTGATACAACTCCGGCATTTATGAGTGTGGATATCTCGTTGGCCGTGTTCAATCTTTCAGTTGAAAGGTCGGAATCAGTATCCTGCCACAAAGGCTTGAAGTGGAATGCAATGTCATCGTCAATCTCACCCCACAGGTGCAACTGAATGGCTTTCAGGCATGTATCGATAGGCTGATAATAATACGCTTCCTGCGTGGCGCTGATGTAGTCATACCATGAACGAACTTCACCATCGCTTGAAGAATTCATGCCTGTCGGACTTATGCCAGTAAATAACATCTTGGGAATACGGAAGCATGATGACATGTGTTCCTGAGCTTGCGCCTGCAAATCAGATAAGCCAGATAGAGGCGTATTGAGCTGCACCAAATCCTCGCTCTCGGAATCAATGAGGAATAACCCCATGTTGTTACGATACTGAGTGAATAGGTCGGCTCGGTCAAAAAGTGATTGCCCGCTAATATCATTCAGTCGCTGTATCATGTCGGTTTTGAGTGCGGTCACTGAGAATGATTCAATCAGGCGCTGAATGTTTGCCCTGGTCTTAAGCCAATTGTCTACAGAGAGCTCACCCAATTGTGACAGGCTCATGCCGCTGAAATTGTAGGATGGTTTCAGAATGTCAGGGAGTGGCCTTGTTACGATTGGGATTATCCGGCTACCATGTATCTCTCTGCCCATCATGAACCACACAGTGGGGCGGTAAAAGTCCGGGGATGTTGGATCATCTGCGTTATACATAGATGGCGTCACCCAAATAGGATCAACACTGGCGAATCCTTCAAGTATCCCTTTGCGGAATGTTTTCTCGTCCAGAATCATTGGCGTTGCAATGTCGGCGTTCTTTACTTTAATGACCAGGTTTCCTCGCCCATACATGCACTCGTTAGTTGCGCATGATGATACGATTCGCTTAAGGTCGAAGTATTCCATCGCCTCGCACAGCTCTTTAATTCGATCTTCCTTGCTGCCATCTTCTGATTTTGAACACAGCTCAATCCATTCACGAGTGAGTTCTGTTGCTGTTACGGTGATAGCCGTGCGGAATTCTGCGCGAGTAGCCAGTGACGCCAGGTATGGATACCCGGGGAATGGCTGAAAGTCCTGCATAGACCATCCGGTGGTGTTCATATATTGATACGTATCTAGCGCATCATCCATGGCCAGCGCAGATTTCTTACCCTCAGGCACCACGTTGGATGGTAGCTTTGGCGCTCCAATTCGAACCGTCTTTTTCTTTGCAACACCAAAAGCTTTGATCGCAGCAAGTTCATTTTGGGCTGCGATCAGTCTACGGGTAATTGATTCTTTGTCATCTGTGGCAACTGGCTCAACTGGTTTCTTTTTTCGAAAAAACATTATCGGGTTCTCCTTGGGAATCGACTTGCCGCCTGGATTGCTTCTTTCGTGATTACCATCTTACCACGTCCTTTGATCATGTTGTTGAGTGCGTAGCGGATGGCATCTATGTAGTGATTATCCTTGTCTACTATTAATGGAAGTATATCACCACTCAAGCGGTCTACCTTGTAAGAGTATGCGTTGCACTCGTAGATTACTTCTCTGCACCGTGGGTGAACGATGATTTCTTTGAATGATCGCAGGTACGTAATGCCATCTTCAACAGAGCCTGCCCACTTGTCGCACGGCTTAATGTCGAAGCCCTTGTTCTTTAGGTGAGATATCGTTTCTGGCCGAGAGCAATCACCATATATCCGATACCGCCTGACACCATCTATTTTTTCGTACATGGCTGGCATATCATCAAGCTCAATGCCTACACCACCAGCTTCGCGCTCCACATAAAGATTTTCATCGTGTATCCAGCACTTGACCAATGTTGACGGGTCTTGAGCGAAACCAAAGTCAGCCCCAAAGTATGGCCCATCCCAGTTATTTGAATCTGGGGTAAACTCGTCGATTCGCCACTTGCCATTTAATACTTTGACATCTGACTGAGTTCTGAACTTGCCTTCCCAAA